ATCGTTATCAAAACGATTCCGGATTTGAGAGGGCATTTGCTCGAAGAGCGATTTAGCGCCGGCAACCAAGTTGGCGGCGTTTTGAAAGTCGACGTCGGAGACGTCGAGATATTGGGCTTCCGCCTGGGTGAGATTTTCCGGCAATACGCCGGTTTTGAGGTAGCGACCCATGATTGTGTTGATGTCGCATTCGTCTTTGAAAGACTGATGAGTGAGGCCATGGCCTTCAAACTGGATTTGTAGACGTGATTTAGGTGAGTAGAGAGATTGGATTGGAGAGTTGAGTGGACGTGTGATGGAAGAGGACATTGATGGTTGACCTTTTGATTGATATGAACGAGGAATATAGAAGTCAGGGTTCATAAGGTTTTAAGAGATTGAAGTGGACAGTTTGTAAACTAAGAATCTTGCGATCGCAAGATTTTGGAAATGCATTTATGCAGTTCTAGACTGCAATTTGAATGCGACGAGTTGTAGAAATGAGACATTTTGAGAAAGACGACGCCGCGATCGCGGGGAAGAATTGATGCGAAGTGTGGTTTTTTCGCCCTCTCGGGCGATTTCGGAGCGTCGGTGAACCCGACGCCCCGAGATTTTTTTCCGATGCCAGAGGACACGGACGGAGCCACGACTAGCGGCCCCTTTTGATAAGAGTACCAGCGGAAAGACCGATGGACTCAGTGAAGCGTTGAAGATAGCCCATCATTTCTCCGAATTGGCTATCGTTGATTTTGCCCAAACGCTGGGCAAGCTTAAGGTCTTCGACCATAGACGCAACCGTAAGATTAAGTTGCTTGACTTTGGCCGGATACAACTCTGACTCCCTGGAGAAGTCGAGTTCGGCCATTTTGGTTTTCCAACCCTCAGTTTTGGTGAGTTGATTTTGTTGAAGCTCAGTAGCCCTATGAAGACCGGCAAGAGCAGATTGAGCGTTTTGAGTAGCAAGGCCGGTTTGGGCGCCTTGACGGTTAAGAGCAGCAGCTGAGGCGAGGTGCTCAGTGTAGAGGTCATTGCCAGGAGTTTCGGCTTTGACCTTAGCAGCCTGAGCAGAATAAAGCTCAGCCTGGGCGGACTGGTTAGCGATTGACGCGGCCGCAAGGCCGCGCGCGGTAGCAACTTGTCGATCATCGACAGGAGAGGCCATGCCGACAGAAGGGCTGGAAAAGCCCTTAGAGACAGCAAGCATAGGATTAAGACCGGCCCTCCTTAGGCCGGTAACTTGAGCGTACGGAGCGTGTTTCATGCCCAAGAGCGAATAGTGAAGCTGAGAGGCGGCGAGGTCATTGGCAGAAGCGCCATCCCCGCCAAAGAGACTGGCAACAGCGCCAATACCGCCGGCGATCTGACCGGCGGAGCTGGCCATGCCAGCAAGTGAAGAGAGGTCCATGATCAGAAATGGTCGATAAGGCCGGGAACGCCGAATACAGGCATCGGACGGGCACAGCGCATCTTGAAATAGCTGTCGAAAAGGAAATGAGGTTCGGTCTGGACCGCGATTACTCGGTCAACCGGCGGGTTCTCGACAATGAAAGTTGCATCAAGCACCGGTGCAGAGGCAAAGTCCTGTGCCAGATGCCAAGAGTCCAACGATTGCGCAAAGTTCGATCGAAATTCGCCCGTTATGCGGGACGGTTTATACCGGTATTCCGCATAACGCTCCTGATAACCGAAAACGATATCATCGGTGGCCGGAACGCCAGACGCATAGATTTCCTTGCGAAGTACGGCTTGCTCGCCGATGTGTGAGAGTGCGGGCCAGTAGTAATCGAAGCGGGTAAGCCGCGACCACATACGATCGAGCCCTTGCTGGTACGTGAGATCGGCGCGAACAGAGACAAGGCCGATGATGATGCAATGCTCAGTGAAGGACGTGGTAAAGCCGTGTTGACGAAGTAGGGCCGTCCCCATAGCCGCCAGATTCCCTTGCGGACTGGTTGCATCGGTGCCAGAAGTTTGCGGAATTGGAGATACGTTGACAGGCGTTGAACCGCCACCGAGATACTCGGGCCTCTGAAGGCGCGCATCCGGCGAAGTAACGCCGAAGTGAGCTTTGATGATCTCTGTGTAACGAGTGCCGCCCCGGGCGTCGCGCTCGAAGATTTTTTGAATTTGGAAGGCTTGGCGAAGGCTATTAATCGTAGCCGCAGTAGCCTCAGAGAGATCGGCAAAGATACCTGGAAAGCCGGGATTGGCGGGGTCGACCTTGATGCCCCATTGCTGCGCGGCGTTGCTCGGATCAATTCCGGCGTAAGTGTTAGCAGCCCAGGTTTGAGTGGCTGTAGCACCAGTTTCGCGGACGGTGGAATTGCTGGCGCCAGAGAAGGTGCCATTAGTGAGCTTGCCGATACCAATGACAGGGGCGTTACCGCCAAGCGGTATTTGCACAGAGTCGCCTTTTTGTGGCCACGGAAGCGCGGACGTAAAGTAGTCATGACGTTTGCCTCGGCGAAGAAGAACGTAGTCAGCGGGACTGTCTGGGCCGTCGTCAGTGTCGACGGTTACGGAGTTCTGCAGGTTTTGATCCCGGAACCATTCGTTCCAGATGAGGTTGTAAGCACGGTGCCAAAGGGCGGAGTGAGTGAGACCTGGAACTTCAGTTGGAAGGCCAAAGTAGTCATGCAGGCTGTTCGCAGTGTAGCCAGTGACAGCAGTAGACACCATTTGAGGCACCGTGTAATCGGTGCTATCGCCGGGGTTGCGTTGCTCGCCGTTGAATTTTTGCCAGTTGTCCCAGACCAGGCGGATGGGGACAGAAAAGAAAAACGTGTCCATCTTCATGTTGTCCATGATCGGAAAGATGGGGGTGGCCAGCCGGGCGAAGGCGGTCAGGTCGACATTGTAGGTGTCGCCGGGAAGTGCTTCGTCGACGAGGATCGGCACGAGGTAGCCGGCGTCGAAGGTGGTTTTGTAGCCGTGTGAACGATCAAAGGTGCTGCGAGGAATCTCGGCCTTGGGCACCTGGGAGAACGAGTGAGACATAACTGAGGGATTGCGATGCATGGTTTATTCCTCTTTGAGTTGGAATGCAGCAGCAGTGCCGAGGTTTTGAGCGTGATCGTGCTGAGTCATGATGCCGGATTCGAGATCGATCGAGCCGAGCTCGAAGAGCGTGAAGTCAGTGGGGAAGCTTGAAACGTATGACTGCGGATCGCGGGACAGGTGAGCAAAGGAACGTATCGCAAGGCCCTGATTGATGGCGAAATACGGAGTCATAAAGGATGCGGCCTTGGAATCGTAGACTGCGAATATTTTGTGGATCATAGTTTCCTCGATAGAGTTTTGATTTGCGAGAGTTTGACGACATGCTTTACCGCCAGTCGTTCAGGTGTGTGATCCGCTTTATGGGCTGCTGCGGATCGGATGCGGGCGTATTTAATGGAATTGGCTTTTTTCTCGTTCTCCTTCGCAAAAAGTTTGAAATAGTACCTGGGGGGGGTGACTTGCTTACCATGCAGGATGCATTCATCGCGGGGGAAAACATCGGAACCGAATTGTCTAAACCAGTCCGCGCCGATGCCTCCTGTTCCATTACGGCCCTTGGACATGGTGATGTATTCAGGAAGCCGAGAAACAATCTCCCCAGTCTCAAGATTAATGACTTCGTAGTGCTGAACTTGGGCATCGCCGTTAACCTTTTTCAGAATATATCTAGCTGTATAGGCCGCGGTTTCCGCGGTGAAGTTGCCAATGAGACATTGACCACGGCCCCAGATGCGTTCAAGAGTTTCAGATTTCCAGAGCGTATTGCCCTGGTCGTTGCGTGTGTGGAATTTGCGATCCTCTGAAAAGTCGACGCCAAAGAGGCAGGCGTGATAGTGCGGACGGTAGAGGCCACCGTCCTTTTGCCCTGTTGAAGGATTGGTTTCTCCATACTCGCCACAATGAAAGTAACGAATTCCTCCGCCGTAATGCTTGCGGAGGCGTTTGAGGAAATTTTGGAAGTGGCTTTTGACGAGCGTACCCCCTGAGGGGATTTGTTTGTCGTCATAAGTGAGGGTGACGAAGCAGCTGCTGTCGTGAAACTTGGATTCGTGATAAAGGCGGAGGGCCCATTGCCTGGAACGCTCGAGCCGGCATCCGATGCACTGGCCGCAAGGAACGGTAACGGGAAGGTCGCGATATCCAGATTTTTCACTGAACGTCAGCTTTCGCTTGCCGGTTTTAGTGGTGAGTTGCGACCTGTAGCCGTGTAGCGGGAAATAGCATGGCATGTCATAGCCGAATGCCGCCGCGCATCGGGGTGCCCCGGAGATTCTTGTTGTGAGTACGGGAGGCGGTGCGGCTGAACAGACGCTTGGAAGAACCTTTATTCATTTTGTAGCGTTTCATGGCTTGTACTCCGTGGTTGGTGTCAGTGGGAACAGATGATATCAAGTATTGTATCTGTTCCCGGATTTATCAAGCCTTCGCAGGCTCGACTTGATTTGCGGCGTTTTCAGGGGTTGAGGATGCGGGGGTAGGGTTGAGTATTGCCGCAGCAGCTTCAGGGCTAAGGAGGCCCATTTGGGCCGCTTCCTGACGATTTTTATCGTCAGAGGTGAAAGCGAGGAGCTTGGCCGGATCGTTATCAAAACGATTCCGGATTTGAGAGGGCATTTGCTCGAAGAGCGATTTAGCGCCGGCAACCAAGTTGGCGGCGTTTTGAAAGTCGACGTCGGAGACGTCGAGATATTGGGCTTCC